ACACTTTGTTCTAACATAGTACTAGTTTCTTTATCAAATTCATGTATGTGTTTTGTTTCATAACACGGAAACGCTTGTAATCTATTACCGTAATATACTCCATATGGTTGATATATGGCATCATATTCGTAAGTCTCTAATTTTTTTTGAAGTTCTTCAAAAACATCGGTTGGAAGAAAATTGTGGTTAATATAGATACCACCTTCTTTTATCATATCTACTACATTTAACATAGTAATATTTATTGAAAAAAATAGGGCCCGGAGGCCCTATTGAATTTACTGGGGGTTATTATTTTTTTGCTTTTTCTTCTTTGTCTTTAACAGCCTTTTTCATAGGCTCTTTTTTATTGCCATCTTTATCAATGTCTATGTAGTCTGGCTTTGCCTTTTTTTCTTGTAAAGACTTCCAAAGTTCTGCCTTAATATCTTCTAGAGCTGGATCTTTGACTCTCAACGCCTTACGTGGTTTTGGTCCGTTTAGTCCACCTGCTAAATCTTGTGTCATATACTTTGTGTCTTTATATTCTTCATCTGGTGAATTGTCCCATTCTGCTTCATCAACATCTTCACCACAGCCACCCATTTTTGGTTCCATGTCCATATCTGGTTTCATATCCATATCTGGTTTTGGTCCATCAACGATGTCTCTAAATTTGTCTATGTCCATACGCATTGGACCTGCAGGCATACTTGGCTCGCTATCGCCACTTATGTTTGCATTCTTAACAATGTCCATTAAGTCTTCTACATTGTCTTTACCTGATGCATTTAAACTAACGTTCATGCTTACAGGTGTGCCTTCTTGTTTTGGCATAGGAGCACCTGCTGTTGGCATACTTGGTATGTGTGCTTCGTTTTGAAGTGCCTCCATTTTAGATAATAAATCTTTCATTTCCATAATTAACTCCCTATTGCACTCTTATTGTTGCCACCTTCAGCAATGTCAGATTGTTCACCTTTTGGTGTGCCTTTCACTGGATCAATTTCACGGTCTGTACGTGCTTTTTCTAATTCAGCTAATAACGACATTACTCTGTTGCCTCCAACATGATCCTGTGCTTTGGGATCTGCGGATTCCATTTCTTCTGTTTCAAGTTTACTTTGGTAAACTTTTTGTCCATCCAATTCTTCTTGGTATAATTCTTGCATGTCATTTGCGTTTCTTACAAGTACCATACCTTCTTGACAATCACAACAGTTTGCAATGTAATCTTTTAATACTTGTGATGTAGTTGGATATTCTAATTCTGCTTCGAAATATGTTACTCTTTCATTCTTTAAATTTGGAAAATCTAAAGGACGTTCTTGTAGTGGTGTTTTTTTGCCTGGGCTTAATTTAAGTAAGCCGTATTTTTGTAGGCAAGATTCTAACTTATCTGTAAAATCATCAGATTGTTCACCTGCTACACCAATTTTAAATTCGTATATTTTCTTCGCTTGTTGTATGTATTGTTCTAGTAACATGTTATATTCCTTAGCACTTATGTTATTTATCTTTATCTAGACCTTTTAACTTCTCTAAGAGGCTGTTGCGATCAGTTACTACATAGCCTTCTCCGTTGACTATACCACCATCATCTAACTCATCTTTGTCTAGTTTTTGTTTTTTTAGTTGCAAATCAATCATTTTGAGCTTTTTATCCATTTTAGCAACTTTGGCATCTAATGCTGTTTTAAGCATACTGCCCGCTACTTCAAAAACTCTGCCACTATAGCGACTTTCAACATTCATGCCTAAATCCATTAAATCTTCATAGGCTTCCATTGCTTTACTACCTACTTCATTTAATTCTTTATCGGCCATTTCGCCTAGTCCTTTGACAGCTGGAAGTGCGGCCGCTATCTTATCAAACTCGGCGATATCTCTAAATGTAGCATCTTGATCAGCAACTACATCAGTATTTGGTTTATTTTCTTCTTTTGCTTCCTTTAGTATTTGTTTACTATCTGGTAGATCTAGAAGTTCTTCTAATTTCTTAGTCATTATATACTCACTTAATGTTATATATATTTAGCCTTAATTACTTACGCTTACCTTGATGAAAGATGTCTTTCTCTGTTATAATACGGAAGAATATACCTTTACCCTTACACCACGATCTTGCGGCTTCCCATTTGGCTTGGTTTAAAACATAATGAGCTTGATTAGCTCTACTGTTACCTAAACTTTCTCTTGTTGCTTGATTGTCAGGTTTTACTTCGATAATTTCTACTTTATTTTTACCTTTTTGGTCAGTATACTGTATAAAAAAATCAGGCACATATATTGTATGTTTGCCTGTAAAAGGATTTCTATAAGGTATCTTTACTGCTTCACTAGCCCATCTTGCAATGCTAGGACTTTCGTCACAAAATTTCATGAAAGCAAATTCCCAGCTAGATCTATATGTTGGAGATTTTGTTCCTACATATTTGTCTGGGTATTTTGGTGCGAATTTTCCTTGTGCAAAACGGCCCATTAGTATAAAATATTTCTTGCTTCTGTTCTGTCAGCAACTTCGTCAATCTTATATCCAATAGTGCTGATCTTTTCTCTGTTGTAATTCATTATTTCTGTTACAACATTACTTAACTGTATTGAGTTTAGTCCTTTTAAAGTATCTAATAATTCAAATACTTTTACACCATCTATTTTTGCTTGTTGCATTAGTACAGTAGAAATACTTTGTGCGGCAGATTTTTCAAAGTCTCTAGATTCAAAAAAACCTAAAACTGCGTCGACTTCGTTTGCACTAAAAGATAGCGGCGCATTAAAATATGTATTGAAGAATCTTTTTGTTTGATCTGCACTATCTTTTTCAACTTCTTTAGGAAGATTTAATTTTAATGGTTCAGTCATTGTTTTACCTTATACTTTTTAACGCATTTATTGCGGCATCATTTGCAGAACTTTTTGCATCATCTGATAATGAATCATAAGCACTTTCAATATCCTGTGGCGTTGGATTGCCTCCATTTGATAAATGATCTTTCATAAATGTAGTAGCCTTTGCTAAAGCACTTGATGCATTAGGAGTACTTGTTATAGTGTTAGTTATATCAGATAAACTCTTACCTTGTAAAAGTGATGCTCCACCTACTACTGCTCCTGCAATAGCAATATCTTTTAAACTTCCAAATCCACCTGCTTTTGGAAATACACTATTACTTACACCACTAACATCTACACCACCTACTTTTCCGATAGCATCTTTTAGTATGCCAAATCCTTCTTGACGTAGGCCGCCTTTGCCTATTGCTTTTGCATTTGTTATTGTATTGTTTGCTTTTAAAACAGTTCCTAATAATGCACCAGGGTTTGCAAACGCATCTCCTGACACAATGTCATCTAAAACATCTGCACCACCTGCTAATACACCACCAGTACCAAATACACTAGTAGTACCTCCACCTGCTAATGAGTTAGGACTTGGAGTAGTATCGTAATGTTCTTGTGCAAATCCTTTAGGTGCTGATCCTTCACTTACTGGACCTCTAGTATAAAATACAGTTTCATAATCTAATGTCATTGTACTTTGAACAAAGTCACTAACTGCTTGATCCATACTATCATGTTGCCATTTACTTATAATTGGATTTACAAGAGTAAATGCTGTATAACGTTTTCTTGATAGTTGATAAATGATGATACTTCTAAAAAACGGTTCTAAACTATCGTTGTCAAAACCATATCTAAATTTGTTAAAACCTTCTCCACCAAATGCATTGCCTCTATTAAATGGTGCAATAAAATCTGATGGTTGTCTAAATCCTTTTACATTTCCTATAGGATTACCTGCACTGTCTACTTCTGCATAATTACCATCTTTAAAATAATATCTATAGTATGCTTCCCACATTGCTGTAGTAACGCCAAAGTTATCATCATGGAATGTAACACTTACTGGATCATAGTCTAATCTTTTTTGTACAACTTTCTTTTTATTGTACTGATGTTTTACATCTGTTTCTACACTAAAACGTGGTAAGTCAACTGCTTTTACAAGCATGTTTAATTCGTTTTGATGCTTTTGCGTAAGTTGCGGTATTACTGAACTTGCGAAAGGATTTATATTGAACGTAACATGATAAAGGAATTTTTGTTTAGGCGCAAGTCTAAAACTGTCACCTACATACAAACGACTTGCATGTTGAAAATCTGCTAAGTTACCTTTAGGGTTACTAGCACCTGAAATTACGTTATCTAAAAAGGATCTATTACTTGCCATACTAATATTTATCCTTTGATATTAAGTACGCAGATAATAAAAAAGGGAGCCGTAGCTCCCTTTAATATTGTTAAACACTCTCTAATTTTTATAGACCGCCAGCACCAGTTGCTAGACTATTAACTGTTCTACCAACTGCTGTACCAATACCTGTTCCTTGTGGTGATTGGATAGCGTTATCGTATCTAATACTTAATTGTACTGTTACTGGTTCAGATGAACTGTAAGCTAGTGTGTTGTAGTTTGCACTTTCAATGAAACATCCGTATAGTTCAAATGTTTCAAGTACACCTACTGCATTTGCACCGTTACCACCATCTGTGATTTCGATTCTTGTAACAAATTTGTAGTCAGTACCAGATGCCGCAGAAGACTGTTCAAAGAAATCAAACTGTTTCTGTAGTTGTTCACCAACTTGTTTTTGCACGTTATTACTTACATCATCACGTAGTGTTAATGTAATTGCTTCCCAAGTATGTTTACCTGCATAGTAAACTTTTGAGTTGTAAACGTCCAATGTCATGTTTTCAAATGACAAGTTAGGTCTTGTTACATCTTGTACTTGCTTCGTTAGTTCTGTTGTCGGTGTAGAAACTCCAAATCCCTCTAGAAATACTCTAAAGCGATATTGTAATTTCGGCATCAACAGGCCTTGGTTGGATGCAGAAGCGTTGCTATCCAAAGGCACAGTTAGTTTTGAGAGTGTTGAAATTGCCATGTTATATGCTCCTGTTATATATATTTATCAACTTATAGACCTGCTATTTCGCCGGTATTTTTCAAGCGTAGCGGTATGTAAATAAACTCAACTGCTTTCACAGGTTCTATTGCTATATCTACATGCAACTCATTACGATCAATTCTATTTGGTGTGTTGTTTGATTCATCACACACAACTAGGAAGTCATAAAGTGCTCTTTGTCCGACTAATTCTAATAGTAGTGCATCTACTTGCTGTTTCATCTCATCACGTGTGATCTTATCATTTGGCTCAAAGATGAACGGTTTAGCAAGTTTGTTTAACTGTGAACGTAGGAATATTACAAGTCTTGCTACGTTAATTCTATCTAACGCACTTGCATTTCTTGCTCTAGTTTTCTGTCCAAAGTTAACAAGTCCTGCACCTGTTAAGAACGTGATTGGGTTAATGTTTAGTGAATATAATGTATCACGTTGACCTTCGTTCAACGCTACACTTACAAATTCGCCTTCACTGTCAATGTAACCTGCCGCACTTGCATTTGAAATGCCACCACGTCTTGTACCTGCTGGTGCAAACCATGGAAACGATACTTGATCACTTAGTGCTAGTGTTCTTAGTATACCATGTGAAGCTGGAACAACTACGTTGTTACCTGCGTTATCACTAGTAAACAAGCTAGGATAAAATACACCTAAGTATTCATCTCTACTTACTAGACCATTGTCATTATCTTCAACTGCAAGGTTAACATTGTTACCCCATTCGTTAATTGTTGTTGCATCTGGTGTTAGTCTCATTGGACTGTCACCTACGATAAATGCTGTTAAGCCTCTATCATTGTTTAGTGCAATCATTTCACCAATTAGTTCTGGATAGTTTGGAGTAGCCATTACGTTAAACAGTCTAGACTCATCGTCTCTAATGTCTTGGTTGCTGTTAACAAGTGCTTGTAGTGCTTGTACAACAACTTTACGTTGTGCTTTACGTCCAAATGTACCTGAACCGTCTTCTTGGTTAGCTGATTCTGTTACCCAACGATGTGTGTAGTATGCATCCATTGACTCATCGTTAAAGCGTTCGTTATCATTTGCAGTGTTAATGTAGTTACGTACAAATTTCTTAACGTTGAATCCGCTTCTACGTAAGTTCCATAGCAACATACCTTTTGGATATAGTGCTGGATCTGGAGCATCAAAATCTAAGAAGTTGCTAGCCATTAAGTCTGCAATAGTTGCCGCTGTACCGCTGTTAGCACCTGTTGTGCCGTAACGTGCATCAGCAAATAATATGCCGTCTTCTGTTGTTTGATCGCCTTTGTCTACTAAGTTCCATTTTGCTGTAGAAGCATTGTACTTGTAGATTGTTGGATAGTTTTCAATGTCTGCTGTATCAATCCAAAGGTCACCTGTTTTTAGATCTGTTCCATCTGATTGTTTAGTTGGCTCAGTAGCAGAAACAATTGGTCCTGCTGGATCTGTTTTTTGTGCCGCATCTGCATTGTATACTGGACTTGTTGCGTCTTGGTATCCAACCCATGTGCTACCGTTGTGGATCATAATGTCCACTTCGTCAACAATTGAATTGTACCAAAGTGTGCCGTTTGTAGCTAGTGCATTTGGAGCATCTTCTGATGCTGTGTAACTTAATACTTTCCAGTTACTTGCTACAAAGTCAAATGTACTGTCACCTGATGGTGCCGCATATAAGTTAGGTGTACCTGAATTACTATCAACAAATGCACTGAATCCTAATGTTGTTAAGAAACTTGCTGTGTTAATTAATCTAAAGTCACCTGCTTTTGCGTGTGCAATTACAACTCTGTTTTGTGCGTCAACACTTGCACTTACATTTACTAAACCAGCGCCGTTAATGCCCTCAGCGATAGTTTCTGCATCACCCGTTGTACCGTCTAATGTTACGTTAACTGTTTTAGTTGCACTTAAAGATGAACTTGCTATTACAGTTTCTGCAATTCCAAATTGATGTGCACCAGCGCCAAACATGCCAGCAGTCACAGCCGAACTTGTAATTGTAGTTGGACCTGCACTTGTTCTTCTATAAATTTTGAAGTCAAACAAGTTAGTTGAATCTTCACTTATGTTGGTTTGAGCGTACAGAGTACCAACTGCTAAGTTTTGTCCACCACCTGTTTTGTCCATTGTGTTTAATGCAACGTTGTTGTCAGCATACATAGGAACTGGAGAGTCTACCCATAATTTAGTAGTATCATTCCATACCTTAACTCTTACTTTAGCACCTAAGTTTGGATCTGTAGTTTTGAACCATACTGACCCAGTTGGTCTTGTTTTAGTGTCTGTAGTTTTAAACTCTGGAACACTAGTATGAGGTGCAATGCTTAGTGCTGGTGCAAAATATTCACCTGCTGTGATACCTAAAGTAGCTAACGGAGTACCAGTACCATTACCGATATCTATGTTTGCTAGTGTACCTGTTTTCTCATAAGAGCCATTGCTGTACAATGTTAATTTGTTATCTTCAATTTTTGCTGTTACACCTGTTGTGTTTGTAACTGCATTGATGTATCCAATTATATTTGTTAATGTTGGACTTGCATCACTAAACGTAATTGTT